CTCAGGCTCAGGCTCAGGCTCAGGGTTGGGGTCGGGGTGGGGGTGGGGGTCGGGGTCGGGGTTCAGGGGCATTTGGACCGATGCCGGTGGATGAGTCGGAGGAGGACGACGGCGGCGACTACCGTCGACGTGCCGAGCAGGCGGAGGCTACGGTAGAAGTGCTCAAGAAACAACTGACGATGTCCCATGAGCGCCTCGACCGGTTGCTCAAAGAAGAGCAGGAGGCCTGCCTGAATCCACATAGAGATGAATGGTGGAAGAATACCGAAAATATTTTATGGAAAGATGCATCTCATTCAGAAGATTCGGCGGAAGGGATAAAACAGCAGATTGAAATGTATGCGGGGAAGCAGACTGATGATATAATCAGCACTATACAATATAATTATAATATTGAACGCGTCCTAGACGTTTACAAGAATAATACGGATATATTGGAGAAGGGACTTATTGAACATGTTTCCATAAATGCTGTACTAAAAGCGTATATTGAATTTAAGTCAGATATGGCTGGTAAATTAAAACTCTCTTCAAAAAATCTTGTAAGGGAGCATTGGTTACGTAAATTAATGGCACAATTTACTCGTGAATATATTGGAACACATTTAGAACAATTGTTTGTAGAATATGAGATTCATATAGACGAGTTGCCTTTCCATGCCCAAATACCATGTGAGGATCAGAAGGGATGGGTAGACTCGGTAATTAATGATTTGAAAGATCAAGTAGAGCCTTATATTAAAGACTTATCGAGGTATTTAGACGAATTAAATATAATATATAGTTCTGCAAAATATAACGGACCGAATCGGAATACTATGTATGAGTCAAGTATTATAGTAGGGATGATTAATGGACTTATTAAAAATTTCAAAGATCACGTGTTAAAAAAATATGGATTAGATGGAGAGTGCGCGATGGCGCAGGGGCTGCTAACCGAGGGGGTGGGCGAGGCGGGCGAGGGTATCGAGTCTAATAACCAGCCTCCAGGTCTATTTAGAGGAATGACATTCAAAGAAGAAGAAATGTTATTTTTTAAAAGGAATGCTAAAAAAGTTATAGTTGCTATTATAAAAGATGCACCATTTCCATCGGAGGTATTAGATGAACTTAAAGCGAATGGTTGGTCGGAAGATCTTGAGCAAGAATTTAATGCGGATGTGAATGAGGTATTGAAAAAGAATGTAGGAGATAACGCTCCAGTTATAGACATTACTACTTCAAAAATGTCTGAACTATTTAATGCCTATCGACTCGCTCACAGCGACGATGATATAGTTTCTGAAAAAAAAATGAATCAACTTATGGCATATCTTGCTATCCATATGGCTGGAGACGAAGAATGGATCATAGAACAATTTAAAGAAATGCAGAAAAGTAGATATAAAGATACACGAATTGTAAAATTCGCTGTTCAATTTATAAAAAAATTAGCAAATACAATAGAATCTGAACAAACGATTGGACAAACGATTGGACAAACGATTGGACAAACGATTGAACAAACAATTGAACAAACAATTGAACTAGATGTAGGGCAGGTAGAAAAAATAGGTGAAGCCATAACTGAAACAGAAACCCCCTTAGAACCAGATGGGGCTATTATTGAAGAGGCTATAGAAGAAGAAAAGCAGAAATGTAAAGATCAAAAAGATATATTAATTACTCAAATAGTTCAGATTAGAGAAGAGTTAGAAGCTGAACGGGTCAAAGTTAAAGAAGGTGAGAATAAAATTATAAAATATGTTGGAATATGTTCTGCTGTAATTATAATTCTATTGATAATAATGTATTTGATAAGGAGGAAATAATATTAAATTAAATTAAATTGAATTAAATTGAATTAAATTGAATTAAATTATAAATATAAATAAATTTGTTATATTTATAGTATATAAATGGATTGCTTACAATATCATTACAGTAATAAAACAGATTCTGAAAAATATAAAATAAATTGCGAGGGTAAAATGAAAATTTATCAAAATCTAGATAACATTGAAGAATTTAACAATAAAGATCTTCTGGAATTTATAGATAAAACTTATTCTGATGAAGCTTTTCCAGAAGATAGTCCATTTACTTTCTCAGATGAATACATTGATCTAGACAATGCGTCTATATGTAAAAACACCGATATGAGCTTAGCCCCTCAACAAAAATTCATGGGGCAAATAATGGGTCCGTCTAGTAATTTTAATAATGTCCTGGTTTATCATGGACTTGGTTCTGGAAAATCGTGTACTTCAATTGTTATAGGAGAAGCTCTTAAAAACTCTACATCAAGTAGAATTATTTATGCAGTACCTGCACCATTGATTGATCAATACTTCGAAGAAATAACCGGTGAAATAAGAAATGGAAAATTTTTCTCGTGCCCATCATTTTGTTTAACAAAAAATTCAGACAATGAACTACAAAGAGATTTTTATGTGTCTGAGACTAAAAATAAAACACTTGTTGAATTGCAAAGAAAATTACAAAAGGAGATAATAAAATTAGATGAACTAGAGGACTTAGTTGAAATAGAAGATTCTCCAATAATTAAGAAAAAATTTTTATTACAACAGAGAAAGGTTGAAGCTAAAAAATTTGAATTACAACAATATCAGAATAGTATAAAAGACACTATAAAAAAGACATTCGAGATTATAAGTCATAATAAATTTATAGAATCTCTTTATAAAACCGGAGCTAATAAGCAGTTTATAAAAGGCAATAAACTTACATCAACAGACACGGCTTTATTTAAAAAAAATGGGCTTCTTATAATAGACGAGATACAAAGATTGGTTAGTGCAGGTGGTACATTTTATAAAAAACTATACGATGCTATTAAATATTACTTTCACCCAAGCCTAAAATTAGTTTTAATGTCTGCTACACCAATATACGATAATCCATATGAATTAGCATTAACAATAAATCTTTTAAGACCTAGAATCCCTTTCCCAATAACCCCGGTTGATTTTTATAGTCATTTTATAGGAGAAGTTAAAACATTGGGAGACTCTGAAGAATGTAAAAAACAATCTGAATTAAAAACATGGATAACCCCAAATTCATGTATTATAAATGATGAACTAATTAGATACATATGTTCTGGTTATATATCTTACTTCAAGGGGGGAAATCCTAATGCATACCCTTATAAAAGAGTTATAACTATTCAACATGGATTTTCAAATAAACATAAAACAGATTATATAGATGCCCTAGCATCTGATATAAAAAGAGATAAAGAGACTAGTTTAGATAAAAACCAGTCTAGTAATTATGAAAATATACTTATGGGTAATTATGACACCGAAGATGATGATAAAGTATCTGGAATGTTTATTACAACTCAACAATACTCTAATATAACTCTACCTAGAATAGGACAAGGCATAAATAAAACATTATCACATAAAAAGAATGCGCTTAATGAGTTTAGAAGATTGATGTTTACTAAGAAAAATACATCTTCTAGTGATATTATAGAATATGTAAAGGAAGTATCGGTAAAATTCGCGTCTATCATAGAAATGACTATTAATAGTAATGGTCCGGTATTTATATTTTCAAATTGGTTAACATATGGGGTTGAACCTCTTGCTATTATATTAGAAACTCTAGGTTTTACAAACTTCCAAGATAAAAATAATGAACCTGGTAATAAGTACTTCTTATGGAATTCTTCAACAAAGAATCAAAAGAATGGAGACGAATTAATAAAAAGAGCTAGAAATACATTTAATTCCCAAGATAACCAGGATGGGTCTTTATTAAAAATTATATTAGGAACTCGTTCTGTAATGGAAGGTGTATCTTTTAAAAATGTAAAACAGGTACATATAACAGATCCTTGGTGGAACGAATCTAGAATTGAACAAATTTTGGCTCGCGCCTCTAGGTATTGCAGTCATTCAAATTTAGAAAAAAATGAACAATATGTAGACATCTACAGGCATTATTCTGTATTTCCCGGCGATGGCGTTGATCAGGAGGCTGTAAAAAAATTAGAGGGTAATTACAAAAACTATGCGGAAGATAGTATAGAAGAAAAAATGTTACAGGCTTCAATTAAGAAGTATTCTATAAACAACGACCTAGAACAAATAATTAAAAGCTGTTCAATAGATTGTAAAATAAATAAAAATGGTAATATAATAAGACTTGAAGAATATTGTATACCCGTTGGTAAAGGGATGTATCAAATACACTATAAAAACCCATCTAATGGTAGAATGTACGTCAGGGATGGCGTACCTGATAAATTATCTTTTAAGCAAATACAACAAAGAGAATACTCATTCCCTCGAAAAGATTTACCTATATTATTCACCGAAGCGGGGTTTCAGGGCGGAGTTGATGGTTATAGCATTCTTACTGTATTTGAAGACGATCCAGAAATATTAGACTCTAGTATTATCAACGAAGATTTGAATATACTAGAAAATATAAAACCATGGGATTCTAATAAAAAATTTAAAGACCTAGAATTAGATCCAATTCTAAAAAAATACATAACCGGGTTGTATAAGAATTATAATCTATTACCATCTCTAAGAAGAGATCACCTTAAAGAAATTGGAGGTGGTACAAATATAATAAATTTCAAAGAAATAACTGGTGAAGATACTAGAAAATTAATGGAATGTGTTAAAAAATTATACAATTCTGATGATACTTCGGATTCATTAAAAAGAAAAATGAGCGAATACTTCTCTATTAATTCTAAAAAAGAGTCTATAAATAAAAAGGTTCTAGAGCTTATAAAATATGGAGATTACGGTATGCATCAACTAGATGACCTAATTAGTATAGCTGTGCAACATCCAAATTTTATTAACGAACAACTTAAGATGTATAAAAAATAATTTTTAATTTAAAATGTAATGTATTATTAAAATGAGTGCGGAAACATTAAAATTTTTTGATGATAAGTCAACTGAAAATATAATAAATTGGATGATAAGTAATTTAACAGAAAATCAAATAAGGTCATGTTTAAATAAAGACGCGTCTAAGGATACTTCCAAAATCCCACAAGGGTCTGGGTCGGGAATAAACAGGGGTGAAGCTGCATTAAATGTCCAAAGAATATACAGAGGACGCCTGGCTCGTAAAACACCAGGAACGAGTGATCCAGGTCCATATACTGAACCAATGGGTGAAACAATAGATAACAGTAAAATATTAGAAGAAATATACTCTAAATGTGAAGGGAAGGGATACATTATAGCTAGTATAGAAAATAATATAGTAACGTATTATCAATTCAAAGAACTAGATTCTAGTATTGATATACAGGCGGGTATAGACAGGGAAGTTGAAGATGGTATAGCTACATGGACTTATAAAACAGAACCTCTTGATGTATTTATGAGTAAATCTTGCGAGAGCGATGATACTGATATATTTCAAGCCCTATTAGAAGATGAAGACAATGTTAGAAATTATTTACCGGTATCCGATGATATATATAATGCGGCTCAATCTTATAAATATATAGGATTCGAACCCCCGGATGTATATACAGTTAGTGGAAAAGTGTCTACAGATCCTGAAATCGAAACCCCGAGTTATGTAATGTCTGAGACAATGATGAAAGCTATAAATTCTCAAAAGAAATCTTTTGATTTTATGAGAAAGGAATTTAATGATGATTCTGATTATATGAAGATGTGGCCTGTGTTTTTTATAAACGTTGATGAAGATAATCAATTGTCTTATTTATATCCATACATCGGCTCAGGTGAGATACAGTTTTCTATTGGTAAGATGAATCCTAAAATATTAAATATGGAATGCAAGAAGATAACTAAAAAATTTGTAAATGAAGTTAGAAGTCAGGGTGTATCAGATGTAATGAATAAACTAAATACAGCTTTAAAGTATCAAGATGATGATACTATATGTAGAATAGAGTTTAATTATAATGAACAAAATCATAGTTCATTCGGTGACACGTATTTTGGCGACAGTGACGTTGGAAGTGACGTTGGAAGTGACGTTGGAAGTGACGTTGGAAGTGACGTTGGAAGTGACGTTGGAAGTGACTTTGGAATTGACGTTGGAAGTGACGTTGGAAGTGACTTTGGAAGTGATACCCCGGATTCAATTGCCGAATCCGGAGAAGATAGTCTCATCAATGATCAGATAACAGAGTTTGGAGACAACTGTTCAACCGTTGGTGAAGACATTATCAATACCGAATTCGGTGGAAAACGCAAAAAAACAACAAAAAATCCATTTAATATGTCCTCCATGTATGAAGGATTAGACGATGACATGGAAGATGAAACTGACAGTCTTTCGGTCCCAAGACCTATGATATCTAGTATACAAAGAGGAATAACTAAACAGAAAAGGGTAAGCGATATGACAATACCTGAAATAGAAGAAAGAATGCTTAGAATGCATGGAGCTAAATACTTATCCGAGTTTAAACCAGAGAAATTTAAAACGAAAAGTGGGGGGGCAAGTGTTAGATACGTTAGAAGAACACCTAAGTGTGTAAGTACATCAGATTGTACATGTACCCCCAGGGTAATGGATACATATTTATCAAGATATGGAGATTGTCCTGCATGTATTATAGCAAAATTTGGAAATGAAAATGGGGGTGAAAGTAATGTATTTTCAGACTTTAATACGCAAGACTCGTCAGAAACTAATTACGGAAAGGGAGAATTATTGTTTTAAATTATTATTTTCTTTTATTGGCAATCATACTAGGTCTCTTTTTAGTTATACGACTCCTTTTTAGATTTTTAGTTAAAGAATTTATATTAGTATTTATTCCCATATCTTCTAAGTCTTCTATTAATTTATTTGAATTGTATTCATCTGCCATTTTAATCATTTCACTTTCTCTTTTAGCCTGTTTTTCTATTTGTTTAACCCTATAAAAATCGTATGCATTATTATACATTAATATCATTCTAATGAAATTATCTTGAAATATATTCTTCCATATACTGTAATGACTATTTAAGTATCCATGGAACTTTTCATCATCATAAAAATATGTTTCCAGTAAATTTAAGAATATAGGAACCTCTGAATATATTTTATTTTCAATGTATATACCTGTTTTAAAAATATCTACGTAATTGCGTTTTTTGATGCAATTTATAAGGACCGAATTTATCTCGCTTTTGATTTTTTCCATGTCTTAATTTAATTTAATGTATTATTTTTATTTAGTAATAATTTTATTTAGCAATTTAATATAAACAAAACATACAATACATTATAAATGAATTACCTAGAAGTATCTTATATAAGTTCTGCATGTGGTAAAAATAAATACGAACCAGTGGATAAAACTATACTAACTTTACTGGCTAGACACGATCCTAAATTAGTAAGACGTCTTCTTATTGATGAAGGATACATCATCGAAGTAGATGAAAATGAGAAATTGTATGACAATGAATTAAAAAACATATACTCAGAATATAAAAAAAATGTAACTGATGTGAGTAAAATAGAGGAAATCCGCAAAGAGATAATAGAGAAACTAAAGACCAATAACGAAGACATTAAAGATTCTGATATATCTAAAGCAAATGTATTCTTAGAATCGTCTTTAAAGAAAGACTGTGGAACAAATAACGAAAGTTCGATTATTAAACGTATGAAATACACAAAGGGTAATAATATTATTCATAGGTATAACTTTAATGACTCTTGGGAACTTAGAGGATTTCACGATGCGTCAATCGATGAAGTTGTAATTGAAATTAAAACAAGAACAAAATTTTCAAATTTAAGGAAAAACGAATACGATCTTTATCAGGTGTTCGGGTATCTATTAACAATGAATAAAACAAAAGGAAAGATCGTTCAAAAATTTCAGAATTACATATTCGATTCTGATGAGATGAATGATAACGAATTCGGTCTTATAGATATTTCACAAAAATATTGGAAGACTAAATTTGAAACATTTAAAAATGAATTATCTGAATTTTTTCATCATGTCGATTACATCATTGGAGACATTGAAAATAGGTTTAATATTTTAAATGCTATTAAAGAAGAAGATCTACCAATAGCAATATTGCGCAAGAATTTACCAAGGGACGTCAATAATAATTATGAAAAACTAATAAAAATTCTATTTTAATGGTTTTCTACCCTCATTTGTTATTATATTAATAACTGGGTAGCTATTTCTTGTTTGTATTATTTCAAGTGCTTGTAGTTTTTTACTATCTAAATTACCACCAAATGCCCTAGATAAAGATACATCAGTTCTTATTAACATTCTTTTACATGTAGAATTTATAGTTGCATAACTAGAATGCCCCATTACAACATGTCTAACATTGTAAAATTTTGCGAGTTGTTTAGCTATTTTATTACATTTAAAATCCGATATATTCTTTTTATCCGAATATTCTCTAGAAAATATAGGATTATTTTCATCCATATATTCTAGATATTTAGGAACTTTTGTTTTACCCATTAACCAAGAGGAAACTTCGCTATTAATTTTATTTATATTAACCTTTCCATTGTGGTCTAGGTTGTGTTTAATAATAGAGTCTGTTATAGATCCATGAATAAATAAAAACTCTCCGATTTGTAAAATCAAAGGGCGAGTTCTAGCAAATAATTTACCCCCAGTTTCTCCGGGAATTAAGAATTTATCACGGTCAATTTTGTGATATTTAAATACATCTATATCAGATTTCTTAACATAATCTTTAATGTAATTTTTTCGGTCTTTATCATCTAAATAATAGCAATACAGCTCGTGATTTCCTAAAATAGATATTACTCTACCTCCTTGTAATTTTGCCTGAGAATCTAACATAAGGATATATAGTATTATTTCAAGTTCTCCAGATTCTTGTATATACGTTTTATCCATTTTAACACCAGGTCTTTTACCGTCTATAGTGTCACCCATTTGTATAACAAATGTTGATCCTCCTGTCCAATTGCCTAAAATGTCTATTACATTACACATGTATAATATCCTTTTAAAAATTTTAAAATCCCCGTGAATATCTCCTATAGATATTACCCTACTTTCATCCATTACATTATATTATAACGTTAGTTTTTTAAATATTTTATTAATACCATCGTCAGATGGATGTCCAATTACCGTTTGAGACCCATATAATACAGTAGGGAAAAATAGTCCAAATTGTTTACTATCTTTAATAAATTTATCTATAGTGGTTGTGATAGATTCTCTCTCGGGTAATGTCATATTGGAAAAATTAGAATCATAAGCTAAGCTACCATCTGGATTGTAAGATACGATTGTGTAATTTGTATAGTCCTTTAACTTTTCCTTTATTCTTGTGCAATAAGGACACTGTTCTCTACTCAAAACAACTACTTTATCCGTTTTTAAAGGTTTAATCTCTACATCTTCAGGTTTTTGTATTATCTTTTTATACTCTGAGAAATTTGTAAAACTATTACTAATTAAATAAACTATTACAACACATGTTATAAGTATTAAAGAATATATCAGGAAATCCAACATTTTAAGATAAACAGGAGATAAAATTTTACAATAAATAACACATAATAAGAAATAATTTCAAAAACATATCAATTAAAAGATGAACATGTTTGTAATCGAGGATGATAGCTGGGACAATTATGCTATTATGTCAAAATACATATCAAAAAATTATTTACCCGAAAATGCAAGGATACATCACATTTATGGTAAACATCTACCATATGTAAATAAAATAACAACCGATAACGATCTTAACATATATAGAAGGAGCATAGATGACAAAGAACCTAAAAACTCTTATAATGAGATTATAAAAAATATGAATATCTGTATAATTTTTCATAATTTCATAGAATATACTACACCCTCTTCTTTTGTAATAAAGGTATGTGAAGAAAATAAAATCCCGTATATCATTATAAGCGAACACTCTAGAATGTGTTTTCTAAATGGGGAAATGTACGACGGAAAATTTAAAGGAGCCTTGAAGACAGCAATTGAAATGGGATGTAATACAGTTATAAATTTTAAATTTATAGACGGTATTGAAGATTTTAAAAATCTAAATAATAAAATAATTAGTGAGAGAAAATCGTTAAATCAAATTAAAAAAATTATCAATAAATCTTATGAAAAAATACATACAACCCGTGATAATAAATCTATAGTTTTAATAGACTTTATTAATTCGAAGTGAATTCAACTACTCTAACTGTTCTCTAGCACATTTTATACCACCCTTGTATAAATCTAATATATAATTTGGTGTTATTTTATTGGCTGCATTTAATATATCTTGTGATCCATTATCACAATTACATTCTATTATATATAGACTATTAGGAGGATAATCATTTTTTATCATACTTTTTATAACGGTACCCATGTAACTTTTACTTACGTTTTTTAATATTATAGTATATCCCAAAATACAAATCTCCTTAGGGGGAAGCCCGAGTATATTCTTAACACACCCGTCTATATAATAATCATCTCCTATTTTTACAGGTGGAAATATAAAGGGTACGCTCATAGACGCCATAATGGCGTCTTTTATTCTAATTTCCGGAAAAGTTTTTTTATTAAAATTTGTATATTCGTAGGTATTTATATTAGTTGCATATATATTTATATCTACTTTGTATTTATCTGAAAATTGTTCAATGGTTATATCTTTATATTCATCTAAATTATCAGCTAATTCCATAAGTAGTTTATTATCTAATAAAGACTTATTGGTCTTCATATTAGAAAAATCATATTTTATAAATTGCGATAAGTCAAGATTGATAATAATAGACAAAATGCGAGTAGGTGAAACCCCTGATATATATAAAACACCAATTAAAGATCCTACAGAGCAACCGTAAAATGTTTTGAGATCTAATAGTTTATTTTGATGAATATATTCAAGGGCGCCTATAAAACTTAAACCATCTATACCTCCTCCTCCTATACATAATTCATTCATTTAGTTTACTTCGTTAAAAATGTTTTATTTATCAATATATTTACGTATTTTGCATGAAAATTGTCTTGTAGATAATTATTCTTGTTTTGCCAATTTTCATGATGACCGTAATCCCAACACAGGGAATGAGCTAGTTCATGTAATAACGAATTTATTATTTCTCCGGCTGATATAGGAGTATTATTCTTATTATAAATTTTAAATCCCAATTCTCTACCTTTATCATAATTCCACGCCATTAAATTAGGGTCCATATCAATCAATTCTCTAAAACTAGTATTTTGCAATTTAATCTTAAGGAGTTTAGAATCTTCTGGGTCTATATTTTCATCATATATCAAATCAACTGAGATGTCTCTAAGAACATCTAATACTTCTGCAGTTTTTTGATCTCTGGAATAGTATCTTCTACCAGATTTTGCAACATGTGAAGTCTTACATGCTCCAACAAAAGAATATATAACATAGAAAAAAATAATAAAAACTACTAATAACATTACTATATTATGATAGACATATTATTATTTTTTTTGGGTATTAAATCATGGGACGTGAGTTTTTTCCCAGTTATGCGCCACACTTTACAAGAAACCCCAAGGAATAATAATCTAAGAAATTCTAAAACAGTAAATACTTTAAAACTTATAACAGAAGATACTCCATCTCCTAGATTGAGTACTTATCAGATAAGAAGAAATGTTAATATAAATCTACAAGACAAAACATTCTACATATTTTATAGTATGTACTCCTTTATAATATTTCTAATATTATGTATACAACCAACTTACACATTATATAATTTTTCTAAAGATAGGTCTGATTTAAAATTTTTAACTTCGTTTTTAACACATATAAATGTTCCCGTGATATATATCTGGGAAAAGATATACTTTAGAAGCGATCATTTAGAAAAAAGAATAAAATGTAAAAAACTTAATAGGGCATTGGTATATTCATCGGCTGTTTTAAGTATATTAATAAACTTTTTAGACATAACGTCGTTTTATAATAATTATTATTGGACACATTTATTTAAAAATGACATCTTATTCTTCATGTTTATAATAATTGAATGGATATACTCAAGACTTATTATATTTCTATACGCATTTTCATTTGTATTTGTTATGGATTCGCATATAACCATTTTTAAAAATTTTATAAATAATTTAGAGATAAACGAATGGTGCGAAGAATGTGATTCTCCCTTAGCTAAAATAATAAAAGACGTTGTAATAATAAGAAGAAATATAGAAACTACTATATATTATTATAATAACATAATAAGTATAACTACTTTATTGGGAGGTTTATCAGTTGCTATTTTTATAAGAGATATCATTCCCCCAGAAGCGGATGAAATAAGAGACATTCGTTTTGAAGATCATGATAGATATCTAATACATCCTACGATAGTGTATATATCATGTCAGATAGCTCTACTAAGTTATATGTTGAAGTATGCTATGCAAAAAAATAGAGTGCTGAAATATGTTAAATCTATAGAATTTATAAATAAATTTTTATCTAAGATACCCGACGAAAAAATTCATGAAAAAACAAATGGAAAATTAGATGTAGTTACTTTAAATATAGCAGATTCTTCTTCAACAACTCTCGATTGGATTATATTGGGTAATATATTATCAGAGCAGTGGCTAGATTTTACTATTTTTGGAGTATCTACTTCAGATGGAAGTCTCATTAAAAAGAGCGTGACATTCAGTTCGGCTCTATTATTCGGTATCAGTTTTTTACATAGTAATAATTAACTTAAATAAATGGTATATATATATTTATTCCATGTTACCATTTAAACGCCCTCAATGTATAGATGAAAAAACAGAACTGGTATACCAAATTTTATCATGGGAAGCATTTGATGAGGATATAGAACAAGACCACTCATGTGATGACGAACCTGACCCTAATGTAGTTGATAAAAGATATCACATTTACACATTTGGTGTAAATGAATTAGGAGAATCTGTATGTGTTAGATTTGAAAATTATAGACCTTATTTATTTGCACTTGTTCCTGATAATCATCAAGAGACTTTTACTGATTATTCAAAGAAGGAAGTAGAAAGATTTATCCGTAATAAACTATTCAAATCAAGGGAAGACCTAATTTCAGTTGACCTCATCGAGCGTAAAAAATACAAAGGTTTTAATAACGATAAAAAATTTAAATTCTTGAGATTTGTTTGTAAGAATCTATCTACATTTAATAGAATAAGGTACATTCTAAATCCTAAAGAAAAATCAAGGCTTCCAAAGATTTCTAATATTGATAAGGTATCTCCTCTAAAATTTGACCTATATGAATCTAATATAGATCCATATTTGAGATTTACTCACAAAATGGAGATTAAAATGGCTGGATGGGTAAAGGTTAAAAATATCACACAAGACATTGATATGTCAAGATGTCAACATAGTTACATCTGTAATTACAAAAATGTCATACCTTATGATAAACAAGATATATGCAACTTGACTATCGGGTCTTGGGATATTGAGGCATTTTCTTACTCATCTAGACATCTAAATATTAATGAATTTCCTAATCCAGAAAACCCACTTGACATTGTTACTCAGATTGGTACTAGTTTGTATAAATTTGACAGTAAAGAAAAAGTTAAACATGTTGTGACTATTAAAAGTCCTATTGATAACGATTGTGATCCAGTAGATGGTGTAATAATAGAAACTTATGATACAGAAAAAGAACTAATAGAAGGTTGGGTACGATTTATCATAGAAACAGATCCTGACATTCTAGTTCAATATAACGGTTATGGTTTCGATTGGAGTTATTTATATGCAAGGGCTAAAGTACTTGATATAGAATATGTTCTACAAAATCTTAGCAGAATAAATTCTAAACAGGCTTATTTTTTTGAAAGTCGTCTTAGTACATCTGCTTATGGAGACAATACTATGAAATACATGAAAACACATGGCATTACTCAGTTCGATCTTATGTTTATCATAAAGAAAGAACATAAACTAGAATCTTACAAACTTAATAGCGTATCTGAACATTTTATTGGAGATTCTAAGGACGATCTTAGTCCAGCAGATCTTTTTAAATACAACACATCAACTAAAGATAAAATAGCACTTGTGGTTAAATATTGCGCACAAGACACCTGGCTCCTTATAGAACTCATACTTAAACTCAGGATTATAACTAATATGATCGGTATGTCTAATATTACTATGGTTTCTATGCAAGACATTGAACTTAGAGGTCAGCAAATTAGGGTTCATACTCAAATTGCATACGAGACTAAGAAAGATGATTTTCTTATTCCAACGACAGATTACAAACCAGTCGGAGAAATAGACGACGAAGACAATTTCGTGGGAGCAACGGTTCTAGATGCTACACCAGGTGCTCATTTTGAACCAATTGCAGGTCTTGATTTTGCTAGTCTATATCCATCTATTATGATTGCTCATAACTACGATTACTCGACTATTGTAGATAATCCAGAGTATGATAATCTTCCAGATATAATTTACGAGTCAATAGACTTTGGAGAAGGTCCTGTAAAATTTGTACAGAATAAACAGGGTATTATGCCTAAGATTCTACAGCGCTTATGGAAAGAAAGAAAAGATATTCGTAAACAAATGAAAACATTAAAACCAGAAGACTCTTTGTATGCTGTTCTAAATGGGGTACAACTTGCTATCAAGGTTTCTATGAACAGTATTTATGGTTTTACGGGTGCAAAATATGGAAGGCTCCCAAATAAAAAGATAGCAGCAGCTGTGACAGCTAGTGGTAGAAACATGATTGCACATTCAAAAAAATGTGCGGAAGAATGGTATGACTGTGAAGTTGTTTATGGAGATACAGATTCTATCTATGTAAAATTTAAGAGTGACTTAAAGGGTCAAGATCATATGAATTACGTATTTAAGGTTGCACCAGAATGTGCCGATAGAATATCGGCTACATTTAAAAAACCTATCGAACTCGAGTTTGAAAAGGTTATGTATCCATTTGTATTGTATTCTAAGAAGAGATATGCGAGTCTATTCTGGACAAACCCTCTAAAGTATGATTACATTGATTACAAGGGAATTCAAGTTGTAAGGAGAGATAATTGCGCATTCGTAAGAAACAATGCTAAAAAGATTTTCGAATACATATTCTTAAATGAAAAAGTCTTAAATTACACATTTGATACGGTAGATGAACTTATAGAAACATCTAAGGAATTTGCTAGAGATAAAATCAGGAAATTGATAAATGGTGAGATTCCAATGAATGATCTTTTATTGTCAAAATCACTAAGAACTGGTTATGCATTTGATCGTAAGGCCGTCTGTAATGATTGTTCTAAGGCTTATTATGAAAAAAATGTAGTTGGTAAAAAAGAAATGAACATTACAGTTCTTTGGAAAAAACCGATTGAAGACTCCGATCCGAAAGAAACTATCTTAGAGGATTTTCTAAAGAGAGAACATACTTGTCCTAATTGTTCAAAACTAACTACATTCAAACAGTGTCAAGCTAATCTTCCTCATGTAGCTCTTGCTCGTAAAAGAGAAGAACGAGACAAAATGGACGTTGTAAATTCAGGGGATCGAATTTCTTATGTATTTGCCACATACGATAGTACAAAACAATTTGAAAAGGTAGAAGATCCAGATTATGTTAGAAAGAATAATATACCAATTGATTATCTTTACTACTTCGAACACCAATTTAAATCGGTTATTGAAACAATATTTGCACCTATGATGGATAACATTCCTGATCTATGGCTAGACATTATACCCACAAAACAAAGGAAAACACGTGTAAAAAAACAAAAATAAACGAGTATAAAGTAATACATTATAGTATAATATAATAAAGAATGTCGGTTGTAATTGCAATGAATCTATTTTCATCCCTTGGTCTTGTACCCTCGTCTTCTCCGCCAACTCGTTCATCCAAACGTGTTTATGATGCAAATGGGCTTCGTATGGGAGTAGGGTGGCGTTATGTAGGATCTATTGAACCTCTTAAGAATTTTGACCCGTTGAATATTGTAGAAAATGCTCCAGATAACAGGCTTAAGTTTATTCGTGAAGCAGAGCTTATGCATGGTCGCACAGCCATGCTAGCAACAGTTGGAATTCCTATTCTAGAATTTTTGGATAAAACTGATTCTACGCTGGGTATTAATTATCTAAGCTCTCTTGATTTTAATCACCAAGTACCTTTCTGGTTTACTCTTCTAAATTATGAAACTCTTCGTATGGGCGTAGGGTGGGTAAATCCGTTTACCGATGGAATTGATCCAAATAAGATTTTTACATTCGAAAAAAATTATCAGCCAGGAAATCTTGGAAAGTATAATATGTCAAATATTAGTAACGATCTTTTGAATAAGGAACTAAGCAATGGACGACTTGCAATGATTGCTTTTGTTGGAATTGTAAGTCAGGAACTAGCGCAGGGTAAGCAACTATTCTAGGTGTAAATTTATTTATAATTCTTAATCTCTATTTAGAGAAAAAACAATTATAAATTTTACAAAAAAAGATTTAACTTAAAAAAATAATTCATACATAATTATATCATAATGAGCCTAGACGCGCGGTTCAAGGATTTTCAAACCGAGTACAATCTCGATGATGAAGCAATTGGTAAGATGTTAGGACTTTTTAATGATGCATTCATCGATGTGGCTCGTAAATTACTTGATACAAATGACGAGGTTGTAAAGAAAACTAAATCTGTAAAGTCATCAGAATGCACCCATGTTAAGAGATTTGCCACTAAAATTGCAGCAGAGTATGCAAATGAGAATAATCTTACACTCGATGACTTTGTTATCGAAACCCTGAAGGACGGAAAGATTACTAAAAATGACATCAATACTGTTTTAAAGGCTAATAAACTAACGAATAAGAAAGTTCCAGCATTGAAGAAAGAGAAGACTATGATTAATGAAGAAAAAGAACCTTGGTACAAGACTCAGGAAAAGACCCAAGAAAAGACAACAAACAAGTGTCATGGAATGAATAAATCGGGGGATCCATGTAAGCAAGCAGGAACCACGAAGCCCGATGGGGCTCAAAATTTTTACTGTTTCAGGCATGGTATCGATTGGAAGAATTTTGAAGTATCATCTGACTCCGACTCTGACCTAGAACAAGAACCCTTGAAACTGGAAGAGGAAATCGTATGTAACATTGTAGATTCTGAATAGATTTAAAGATTATATATATGTAATAATATAATGAATTTCAAAGATTATCTGAAACTTAAAAAATTAGACGCCGAAACGTATTTTGATAAAAAAATGAAAACATGTAAAGATATGGATGTATTACCAGCTGAACTAGTAAATTGTAGATGTTGTAAAAAACACAAATTTAATTTCCCCACTCTAGAGTGTGATTTACCTACGTTACCTAAAACAGAAGAATATAATAACTGGAGTTGTGATTGTGATTGTCCATGTAGACATATAGCTAGACATCTATGTAGAGAATGGGATCTTATAAACGAAGTAGATGTAATAGATACAGACGAAGAAATGTCTGAAGAGTCTGAGGCTGACAGTAATGATTCAATCCATGATTTCATCGTGGAAGACGATGAAACTGAATATAAATTTTCAAAAGGTGCTAGAAAAGAACTAAGAAAGATAATTAAAGCATTTGAAAACAAATGAAATGAACTTAAAGAGAATACAAATGTATTGTTAGACATCAATGGATCCTTCGCCAATTACGACAGCTGTTTTATATATTGCAGTGTGGGCGGCATGGGTTTATACAAATCATATTTTTGTAACCAAACAAAATATAAATTTTGCTCTTAAACTGGATGAAAATCTATATAACGATTCCTTTTCACAATATACTTTCATTTAGACTAATTTATAATAAATAAAAGGGGCACTAGCTCAGTAGGCAGAGCGCAAGACTTTTAATCTTGTGGTCATGGGTTCGATCCCCATGTGCCCTAGTACCCTTTTATTTATTAATATTATTATTAATATAAGTTTAATAATAATGAAAGATATTGTAATCCCAAAAAAACCTATAGAAAAAAAGTCTAGTGGAATTATGAATATTTTAGTTGGAGCGATATTAATTTATGGGTTATTACTAGGCTGTTATTATGGTTATAAGAAATATAAAGAAAATAAGCTATGCAACGAGACTCAGTATACTACATGGTTTGTATTTACACTAAACAAACACATGGATGAAGCAATTGGTTATGTAGAAAGTGAAGTAGCGAAAGGTATTGATGAAGAATCTGCGTTGGATCAGTATATGATAGAACACGAACCAATATATAAAAAAGGAGCTCCATTTGACATAGAGACCCCTTTTGTTCCCCCGGATTGTTCGGATGCAGCGCGCGAAAAAAGGTGGCAAAGCACAGTTGCTGTATGCAAAGCTCAAGAAAAACAAAAAGAAGTATTGAAAAGATGTAAACAAAATGTTGGCGGATTCAGGATGAGTACTTTATATTTTGGAGACGGTTTTTATAATTACCCAATCAAGGGTCCAGAAGACATAGGGATATAGGTATCATCTTGGGGTCTTTATCCAATTGATTATAAGGACATCCTCCAATAGAAAGACACTCAGGACTTATTTTAGTTTTAATTATAGGTGAACATCCCATGTAAGAGCTAATCAAGTAAAAAAATGAACCAAATCCTATTATATTTATCAACATTCTTATTTTATTATATGTAATATTTAATTACGCACTCCTTTAAACTCCTAGGAGTCTTAATTAAACATTCAATTCAATTGTGAAATCTAAATGCTACATGCGTGTGATACATACTAGCGTGATAATTCATTCTCATCCTCGTTAAATTAGGATTGCGATAAAAAGAAAATGCAGTTACCCAGTTATCATAAAAACGAGCCCATTCTCTCCATAATACCACCCCATCTGAAAAAAGGTGTGCATTTGAGGGCATACCCGCATTTAGGCGATCTATAAACGATGACCATCCTCTAATAGGCCAGTCAGGTCTCAATTTTTCTACAATTGTAGTTATGTATTGTCCTTTTGTACCCCTGAAATTAAATATCACCTCTCTCCAAGCAAATCCCCTATAAATCTTTTGAATGTAAACGGCGGCCCTTACTTTTAGAATATAAGATTTATAAAATTTCTGTATAACACTTACGAATGTGTTGTAAGGTGAAAAATCTATTATATTACTATTATTATAAAATAATGTAAGAGCTGCTTTATCTGCGAGAGTTGGGATAAACATTTCCATTTAAGTTACTCAGCCTTAAGAACTCCGAAGAGTTTACTGAATTTTTATTGTATTTCTACCTAACTTTCAGATGTTGTAAGGACTTCCATGGCCTCTTCCATCTCCTGGACATCCAGTCTGTCAAGCCATGCAGATCTTTCGATTGGTGTAAGAACAGTTGTAAAATCGTCAATCTCCCTTGGACTTCCCAGAGGACACAAAGAAACTGGTTCTTGAACCTGACGACAAATGAACCTGGCGTTGTGTCTACAACGACAAATACATTCGTCTTTATAATTTTCGTCATTATCGGACCAAGGTATTTCAATCCATGGTTTAAGCTCAGTGGGTCTATTAGTCATATGTCTTGGACAACATTCACAATTTATACACGACATAAATTTTTCTTCCCAAGTTTTACCAGGTATTGATTCGAACCTTTTTTTGAGCTGATCCTGCATAATAAAAGCAGCTCCTCCGTCCCAATTGTCCTCGTCCATTGTAGTAATACTTAATTATGTATATTTATTTTAAATCTAGTAATTTTTTGCAATATTTGTATTTTAAATCTTTAATATTCCAACACCGCAATCATTAGACAATTCGGTAACAAGATCATCATTTTTATAATCATTTATATATTTTACCTCTTTTATACCAGATGAAACCATCAATTTCATACAATTATAACAGGGTCTATGTGTCACGTAAGCACAGCACCCATCTGAACTTACGCCTCTCTTAGCACAATCTGTTATTGTATTTTGTTCTGCATGTATTATAGCTACATTATGATTATCTTTTATCACGGACTTATGATCACATCCCGATATATAACCATTATAACCTTGTGCAATAATTCTATTATCCTTTACAAAAATACAACCAACTTGCAGTCTTTCACATGGTGAACGACTAGCTGTTAATTTCACTAAGGCTTTAAAGTATTCTTCCCAACTAGGTCTTTTATTGTATTCCTCCATTATTAAATCATGTATTTCTTTTTTAAATACATACCACTTTTTTTTCTCAATAAAAAAACAGGTGATTCAAAAATTACATCGAATTACATCCAATTACATAAACCAAAACGGACTTGGCTTATACCCACACTACGGG